GTTCCGGTTCGCCCATCTCCTTGGCTTGCTGCAATTTTCGCTCGATGAACTCGACACTGGTCGACCGACCCAAGTTTGGGTTGGTGATGTAGAAGTTTTCCGGCTCGAGGTACGACTTGTCCTCGATCATCGCCTTCGGGAATTCGTAGAGCACCGGGAGGAACTGAGGGTCTTCGACCTCGCCGTCGCGTACCTTTCGCGCATAGAGCAGCTTCGAACGGAATACGCCGGCCGGCGGTTCATCGGATTGGGTCGTCAGATACAGAATGAAACCTTCGGGCCGTGCCGCAAGGCCGCCGGTAGCCTCCAACAACATTCGTTCCGCGTTTGGATTCTTGCCGAACAGGTGGATCTCGTCGACCAGGACCACGGCTGCCTTCTTGCCGCCGACGGTGTTCGTATCCGCTGCGACTACTTTCAACGTCGCGCCGGTTGCCAAGTGCTTGATGGTCTTCGTGTGCTCCATCACCTGCATCATGGCATCAAGCTTCGGATCTTTAAGTACCATGTCTCGGGCCGGGGCGAAGGCATTGTCGGCCACTTCTTTGGTCGGTGCTAGGATGATGAACTCGGCCGACTGCCGCCAGTTCTGGATTAACACCGTCAGCATGATCGCCGCGGCCAGGGTTGACTTCATGTTCTTCTTGCTGATCAGGAGAAAAATCTCCTTGATCATCTGTACGCCGGTCTCTTCGTTGTACGCGCCAAAGATCGCGCCGGCCAGGTCGTCCGTCCACTGTTCACAGGACTCGCCGATGGTGGGGCTGCCTGGGGCGTCAACGATTTTGAGCAAATGCAAAACGCTAAGCGCCGCCTCTGCTGAATCGGGGAATAGCGGCGTGAACGGGATAAGGCTCTCGCCTTTGATGATCCGATCTTCCCAATCCGGGCAAGCCGTAGACCAGGTTGGCGTCATTTGGTCACCGCGTGCAATTTAGGCGCTTTGCGCGCGCCGAAGGTGTTGCCCTCTTCGGCCAGGTCTTTTGCACCTTCCGCTTTCGTAACTTTCTTGCCCTTCTCGCCGATCTTCGAGTGCTCGAACGGCAGCAGCGCTTTAGCCGCTTCAAGCCGGGCTTTGACGCCCGCTTTCGGACAGTTCATAAGCGCGGTTAGGAAAACCTTAGGGTCTTCTGTTTCTGGGATTTCGATCGTCACGATATCCGGTTCTGATTCGCCCGGAGACGCCTCGGGTTTGCCTGTGGGAGCGGGCTTAGTACCGATGCCGATGGCGGCCAGTGCGGCCACGATTGCTGGGTGTTTGCGCATACGAAAGCCGGCAGCCTTTGCAGTCTTTGGGCTGAGTCCCGCGCTGATGGCGGCCTGCTCAGGCTTTTCGCCCCGTAGTGTCGCTTTAAAAAACAGTTCCTGGGATTCGTTGAGCATTGCGTGTTACCGGGCTGTTACTCGTGTGGGAAATGCTAACACAGGTCACAAAGCCTACAGAGAATTACATTTTTGTAAGGGGTCGGCGCGATCAGGGAGCAGAAGGCGTCCCATCTTCTACACCACCCCCCAGGGCCCGAGCTAGAGCGGCTGCGCCTGAAATCCTGCTCCCTGATCGCGCACAACAAAAAGCCCCGAGATGATCGAGGCCTTTGGTCTTGCTTGAGTTGCTCAGCCTCTACGAGCTGCGCCTACGCCACCGTCAGCTGCGGTTTTCGCTGAGTGACACGGCGCGCAGAGCGGTTGCCAATTTCCCTCCGAGTCCCAGAACAGCTTCTGGTCACCTCGATGATCGACGATGTGGTCCACCACGTTGGCTGCGGTGACCTTTCCCAGCTCCTGGCATCTCCTGCACAGGGGATGCTTGAACAGGTACGCCAGCCTGGCGCGCTGCCACTTGCCGCCGTAGCCGCGCTCTGCCGTGGTCTTGCCCTGACGCCAGGCGTCAGGGTTGAGCATCTGCACCTGCTGCGTGCTGACCTCACGAGCACGCGTGGGTTGCATGGTGACCCGGGACTTAGCCAACTCAGCCGCCGACGCGCATAGGTGGTGCAGCTGGCGGCTGAGGTCGGTCGGCCTTGCAACGTGAGCAATTGCCGCAAGCCGTACCTAGCTGCCAGGATCCCTTGCACAGCACGTCACGCGAGTTCAACCCTGACGGCCTGGCGTTGAGCACGGGACGTTCTACCTGCCCGGGGGTGGCCGGTGGCTCGCCCTGCTGCACCAAACGCTCCACAGCGCAACACAGGCGCTCCAGCAGAGGGGCGTAGTCACGGTGCACGGCTGCATCTGCGCCACCATCAAGCACCATCGGCTCCAGACCCATCTCCTCGGCCAGTGGCGTGAGGTTGCGGGTCAGCTTCTCCACTGCGTCCATCCCGATGTGGTGCGGTACTCGCAGCACCAGCAGCCCTGCCGAGCATTTCGTTGAATCGTTCATTGGCCAACTCCATCAGTCGTTTCAATTTGGCTCGACGTCGAGCACATGCGGCACATGCCATGGGGTAAATCCCTCCTGTTTCGCTCGGCCAGTAGGCAACGGCTTGTCGCGGCTGTCAACTTTTGGCCTACCTGTCATATCGTCATGCCGGAGAAGCCCGGTTTAGAGCCTTCATGACAGAAATGACGGAAAAAGACGTGTGCGGCATTAACTGCTATATAACTTTGTTGCAATACATTCTTATTTAGAATATGTCTTTTACTGTTGAGCCGTTGTAATTATGTTGATTAGCTGTCATCTGTCATAAAAATACAATAACTACAATAAAAACAGACATTTACAGCAATGACAGGTGAAAATTTATTCGTCATTCTATCCGTCATGCTGTCATGGAGCAGACGTGAAAAAGCCCACCGAAGTGGGCCTGCTGCGCTACTTACCGCTACGTATCCGCAGGCCATGCGTCAGCCTCGACGTCATATTTCTGCTCTTGGTAAACCCCTTCTTGCTTAACACCTTGCCAAACGCTGCGGGGATCATCGGTCTACGCCGGGTTGCCTCAATATACCCGGCGTAGCTGCGGTACAGCTCATGCGTCACGCTGACCGCCTCCGCATCGAGCTCACACTCGCTATCAAGCCACGCCTGGACGTCGTCGTTCTCGTCCATGTATTCGGCTACGGCGTTGCGTACCGACTGCGGCATCTGGAGCCCGCTGGCGTACCAGGTACGTGCGGACAGGATGAGCTTACCCAAGATCCCGGGCCACTCGGCGCGCAGCTTCTCCGGAAGCCGTACGTCCTTCTGTTCCTCGGTCAACGAATGCGGGAAGTTGATCAGGGCGATACGGCGGCGCATGGCGAAGTCGGTACCGTCCAGGTCGGGCGTGTAGTTGGTCGAGATGAATACCTTCTGCTGCGCTTTGACCTCGAAGGCGTTCTCGCGCATCAGCTTGACCGTCATCGTCCCCGCACTGGTCAAGTTCTTCACCCGCTCCTCGTCCCACGAGCTGCCCGTGCGTATCTCCTCGGTCAATACGAAGCGCTTGCCGCGTAGCTTGGCTTCCTCCTTGCTGTCGTCGAACCGACCACGTACCAGGGCCTTGCTGCTGAACGTGGTCCCGTAGTCGCCAAGCAGATCCTTGACACACTCCAGCAGCTTTGATTTGCCGTTCTGCCCGTTGCCGTAGAGTACGAACATCATCTCCTCTCGCATGCTGCCGGAGAGGCCGTAGCCGAAAGCACGCATCAGGAACTCATGGTCAGGGCACATCTGCTGTATCACCCTGTCCCACACGGGCGTCGGCATCTCGAAGTCAGGCGTCACCGCGGTGCACTGCATGAAGTAGCGGCCACTGCGCTCGATCGGCATCCCGGTCGACAGGTCATAGGCACCTGCAGGCGTGTTGAGTAGCCCGAAATCAGCGTCCCACAGATCCGCGGGCACCCGAACGTGCGGAAAGTCCTTCGCCACGCTGAGTACGGCGTCCAGGCGGCCACTGCTGAGCAGCCCTGCCTGCTTCGACGGTGACACGGCCGCCAGCATGCCCTTGAGCTGTTGGCCCACTGCGATGCGTGCGTTGCTGGCTTCGTCCGCCACCCAGCGCGCACCGTCATAGCTCAGCCACCCGAGGCCAGGGCTGTATTTGAAGTGGGCGTGGCCCTTCTGCGCAAACCAGCGGCCCTGATACTGGTCGGATTCAGTCGGAAGGCCCGTCAGGTCCAGCTCAGGCAGCACCGTAACGACCGGCACGGGCTGACCCGCTCCCGCAGGTGCGATAACAGGCAGCGACGCGGCCAAGGCGGCAGGGAAGCACAGCGCAGGATCTGGACCTGGCAGGAAGCCGGCCGCACGTGCTTCAGCGATCAGGCTACCGAGCGTACGTGCGTCCTTGCGGAAGCTGTCGAAGCTGTCCCACTTCCATTGGAATTCCCCATCATCGTGCTTGGGGCTCTGCGCTGACCACTCACGCGCCAGTTCGTAGGCCAGATCCTCAAGTTCGGCGTGCTCGCCCCAGTGCTTCAGCGAGGCGAGTGTCGGGTACCAGGTGTCGTAATGCTCCGGGTCGATGAACCCGAGCGCCTGCTTGATCAGCGGGACGTCATCGTGCGAACCGACGACAGCCGTAGCCCGGCGCTGCACGATCGGCTTGCGCAGGAACT